CTCTCTTACAAAATTTTGAAGGATCTATCTTCGATCCATAGAATACATTATTGATTTGTATTTTATCTATGTAAGGAAAACAGCACTTTCGTTTTGCCGGATTATGGAAATTAATTCGGTTATAGTACGAAATGGCAAAAACGACGGTAACCAATCAGAGAATTTCATTATTCTTTTGATTGACCCCGTGGCTTTAAACATATGCGTGATAGTATATGTTAAGCAAACAAAACATTTTGGGTAAAACCAAAAGGTTCCATCTGTTAAGAGGAATAAAAATATTTACCACTTTTATAGTGGCGGTTTTCACTAGGTATTTAGTGTTGCTCGTGAAGCAATCCTAGAATATTAAACGAACATCTTTTACGAAGCACATTGCTCGCTTGTCGAAGGGTTTTATAATTTACTGAAAAACGAGAGAAGACGCATGCTAGAAGTATGTAGTTGCTCCGTGCACACCACCGCGCGTCCGCAGTTTAACGTTCTCTCATATCTTTGCACGAGATATGTTTGACGAATTAGAAAAACAGGTTTTCGAAGGAGACCGTTTTGATTTACAGGTACGTGAAAAGTAACCTATAGGGATTAGGTACGGCATTCAGACTCTCATCTGGACGTAAGTCCGCTAATACTATAGGCCAAGATCTCAATCGGATTGGCTAAATTTAAGACTATTAGTTTTTTAATTTTAGTACCAAAACAACAAGAGCCCAACCAACATCATGAATACGAATTATAAGAATAAAACGGGTGGCGTGATGAAGGGCATCATTGGAGGTGCAACTACCAATGGCCAAAAGCGATCTAAATCGCGAAAATATGTCGATCGCAGAGTTGTGAAATCACAAACTGTGGAAAGACACCAAGCTAGAAACGCTAAACAAGCTTTTCTAGAAGGGGTCTCTGATATACGAGAACCCCCACCTCAACTTATTGCAAATATGCAAAAGTTTGAGAAGCAGCATAAGAGACAAATGTCTTGTTATGAATTTAGTGATATGTTTGAAGCTCTCTCTATGGAGCCTCATGGACTCGATGCATCCGCATCAGTCGCACCTAACCCCAAGAAAGGGGTTAAGGCCGTTGATTTAAGTTCTTACCGAGAATTTATTGATTATGCGAAAGAACTATCTGAACAGTTTCCTTTTTGTTCAGACATGTTATCGATTTTGGAAGATGTTTTTGTAACATCCTACATTATCACCCAAACCGACGATGTTACTATAATGGCAGCATCAGCTTTTATGTTTCTTAAGAAACGTTTAAATAAAGATCTACTTCCTACCATTTATGATTATCTCATTAATGTTAAGAAACCAGCAATGCAAGCCCATGGAGGCGTGCCAACTGAGCGTTTTTTCTATAAAGCAGGGTTTGATGAATGGAGAGTTTACATGGATTCACCAATATTTTCCCATTTTGGGGCATTAGCTTCTATAATGGTATCATTTGGTCTTTTTCCTGAACACAAATTTGATATTCATGGTTTTGAGGTTTTTTCCGTAAAAGCACTCGACAAACAAATGGACAGTTTCGATTTAGTCGATTGTGTATTTACCACTGCAACGTATTTTTTGGAATGCGGTTACCAGTTATGTCATGGAACTTTGATTCCATTTCTAACTACCAACCCAGATTCAATTAATTCGCTGGAGGAGAATATTTTGCATTTGCGAACGCATAGCACTAAAGTATTACTTGGTCAATATGAGATTGATACGGGACTGACATTAGCTTATTATCAGGATCTTTTAATGAGCACTTACAAACAACTGAAGCAATTGCATGAAGCTTTTGCCCATGACCGTAGTAACCGCGAAGCGGTTGCAAGAAAATTGGATTTCATTGTCAAACTCATGATAGATTTTGACAATCAAATGTCATTATCCGGCATGCGCATAGCACCATATAGCATCAGTGTTTACGGTAAAAGTTCTAAAGGGAAGTCATCTGTAGTAATGTTACTCGCTGCTTGCGTGTTAAAAGCTAATGGCTTTCCTTGTAAGGACAAAAATTTTTGCACCATCCAACCAGATGATGCGTACTTTTCTACTTTTAAAGCAGATACACAGTGCGTGTTATTGGATGATCTTGCAAATACAGTCACAGATAAGACTAAGGTTAATCCTGCAGAGCGCATCATACAAATTAAGAATAATATTTCTTATTTTGCGCCCAAAGCCGATCTCCTAGAGAAAGGTAGGATACAGGTTAAACCTAAAGTCTTGGCTGTAACTACGAATGTGAAGGACATTTCTTCGCACGATTGGTCTCAAGAACCAGTTAGTGTGATGCGTCGATTTGATGTTATTATAACGGTCGAAGTACGCAATGATTTTCAGGTTGATAAGAGATTGTCTAGCCAGAAAATTAAGGAATGGCGTGATACACACCCAGTTGATTACATTTACCACACTCATACTGATATACCAGATTTTTGGTTATTAACAGTAGAACGTGTGGCAATTAGAAAACCTCTGGTTGAAAACGGTCCTGAATTATTCGAGTACATCACGTGTGAACACGAAGGTAAAAAACTCGTGAATGCGTCCATCTATACTGTGATGGATTATCTCCGGGTTGAATCGGCTAAACATTTCGATAATCAAAAGATTTTAGTAGATGCTAATGCTGAAATAGGTGAGAAAATTGTATTTTGTGAAACTTGTCATAAACTTCCACAAAGGTGCAATTGCCCTATGCCACGACCGGACCCCGTTGTTTCTGGACAACCGGTTGATCCTACCCCTCCCCCTTCCTATGCGGATTTTTTCTTAAATAGAATTTTTCCAAAAAAGGAGATTGAGGTAGAAGAACTATCCCCCCCTACGAAAATGGAACCTCACGGTATTATTACTGCTGTAGGGGTGGCGACTCAGGCACTAGGATGGAATGCTACTACAACTTACTTATCTAAGAAAGTTAGTAATTCTGTCTTCGATTTGATTTCTCATTACAAGCAACAATTGACTATGGACTGGTTTGACCAGAAAGTACTTAGTTTAGTTAGTGATAAATTTTTATACGACCTGAAAAATCGGTTTCATATTCCACATACTTTCTATTGGGATTATGCACCACAATTTTTGAGAGATAGAAAGTCCTTTAGGGCTTGGTACTATTACTCAACTACTAGACGTTCCGTTGAGGGAATGCAAAAGCGTATTAAGCGCTACACGATTTACTCTATTATTTCGATTATTTTATCCTGTCTATTTGGATGGTATGATCTAGCCAAAATAATTGGTATATTTTACGTAGGTCTTCTCGCTTCTTACATTTCCTTTTCACTTTCAGTTAACGCTGTTCGTGCTACTTGGGAGATGTCTCGTAGACCCATTAAGTCATTGTTTGATGTGTCTAAACATGATTTCGAATGTCGTACTTTAGTACTCGGAGTTATGTCTATTTTGACTGCAAGCATTTTACTTAAGACTGTACGGAAATTGTACACAACCTACGCTTCACATTGCGTAGCTCAGGGGAATTTAATTCCTTGTGCAAAAAATGTGGAAGAGCGAAATTCAGAGGTGAATGTCTGGCGACATACACCTATGGCACCACCCTGTAACCCAAATACCAAGGATTATACATGGGACCAACTTGCTAATGCAGTTCAAAAGAATTGTGTGAGTGTTACCCTAACTTATAATGGTTTTGCTGGTTGTACAGCTGGTGTTTTTATCGACAGCAATTTTCTTATGATACCATATCATATGGTATGCTTCGATAAAAAAGTTTGCAATGGTATGATACCAGAATTTGATTGTAAAATCACTAGAGCCCACATTGAAAGTGGGGGTTCTAATTGGACAGAACATATTACCAAATTCTCGGTTCAACGCGTAAGCCCAGAACACGATTTGTGCATTTTGCAAGTACATGCGGGAGGAACTTTTAAAAACCTTACCAAATTTTATGCAGAAATCACAAGGGATACTTCTACGCACGTCATTTACCGTGACAAGTTTGGCGTAATTAATGAAATGATTGGTCATGTCGTCAAGAAACGTTCGTTTCATGGTGATGGTCCTTATCGCGTTGATTTTGAGGGAGGAGAAGTCACATACAGTTCTACCACTTTTTGTGGTATGTGTATGGCTGCCCATATCTCTAAGACCAAACAGCCCAGTATCATTGGGCATCATATCGCTGGTTTTTCCGGCACACACACCGGAGGTATGATTACCGTTTCAAGAGAAGCTCTTGACGCTGCAATCCAGGACCTCACTACACGTACTCACACTTTTGTTCCACATAGTGAGGGTACCTTCCCAATGGAAAGACTTGGGAAGTCTTTTGATTTTAAGTCAGAGATATCCAGTAAAGCACCTATTTGCTTTATTGAATCTTACAACATGGGGTTGTTTGGTTCTATAGGATGTCAGACTACCTATAAATCAGAGATACGGGAGTCAGAAATGGCCCCGATTGCTGAGAAATATCTTGGCATAAAGAACAAATGGGGTAAACCAAGATTTAACCCCCAATGGAGACCATGGTATCGCACTATGGAATACATGGTTAATCCAAAGAGTGGGATAGATGCAAAATTGTTGTCTATAGCTTTTGAGGATTATATCACACCATTGAAAACTTGGATTCGAGATTATGCGAAATATTCGCCTAGCTTGAGACCCTTATCCGATTGTGAAATAATCAATGGGATACCGGGTTGTAAATTTGTTGATCATATGAATTTCCAATCAGGAATTGGGTTTCCGCTCGGTGGTAAGAAAACGAAATATCTTGAAGGTCCACCTGGGGAACAAAGGTGGAAAGATCCTGAAATGATTCAAGAGGAATTTGCAAAAATGAAAGCTTGTTATCTTTCTGGTGAACGCTATTATCCTATCTTTAAGGCTTGCCTGAAGGATGAGGTTACACCACTTGACAAGGATAAAGTCAGGGTGTTTAATGCTAGTGATTTAATGATGCAATACGCTTGGCGTAAGTATGCATTGGGCATTATCAGAGCACTCTCCATGAACCCTCTTGAAAGTGAAATAGCCGTTGGCCTTAATTCAGGAGGTGACGAATGGGAACAATTGGAAAATTATGTTACATTCGATGGTATAGCTGATGAATTTATCTTAGCTTGTGATTATAGCAAGTGGGATTTACAGCTTCCCGCGCAGCTTGTAAATGCTGCGCTTCAAGTCATTCTAGAGTTAGCTGAGACCGCTGGCACGTATTCTGAAGAGGATCTGTGCATTATGCGAGGTCTAGCGACTGATACCACGTACTTTATGTGCCATTATAATGGTTCGTTAATTGAGGCACATGGTGGAATGGCATCAGGGCATAATCTAACAGCCCACTTGAATAGTATTTGTAATGCTTTACTGGTTAGAACAGGGTTTTATAGCCTATATTCTAGTGACATTGCTTTTAGAGATGCTATTCACGCTACCTTCTATGGGGACGATTGCAAGGCCGGGGTTAAACCTGGCTTTCATGCTTTTAATCACCACTCTTATAGGAAGTACTTGTGGGAAAGACTCGGTATGAAAATTACTGGGTGTCGTAAAGATGAGGTCGATCCCAAGGAATTTGAACATATTAACACTACAGATTTCTTAAAGAGAACCTCCGTCTTCATACCAGAAATTGGATGTAGACTTGGCGCAATAGATTTTGATTCCATTTGGAGACCATTCTATTGTCACGGCAAATTGAGTTGTTCTAAAGAAGATCACTATGCCAACGCCCTTCGAGGTGCTAAGAATGAACTTTTTTTGCACGGAAGGGAGGTATTTGAAAAATACCAGCCTATTTTGATAGGCATTGCCTTTGATATGGGGCTAATTGATCCTTTTCTTTATAAGGATTTTGATTGGCACGTATCTGAGTGGCTCAATAAATTTGGTGAGAGTTCTATTTTCTCCCAAAGTATTGATTTTGCTCCTTTTGCTGACTCTGATTACTCAGAATCAACTGTGCTTAGTCCGCAAGAGTCCACTACCGATGGGTCGCAATTGATTGTGCGACTAACAGGATCTGACAATGAGTGTATGTCAGAATTAACCTAATACCACTTACTGAACAAGAACCACATTTGTTACTCAACCACAGAGTGTTGGGGGGCAGTGAGCGCCTTACGCCTCATATGATTTTTGAACCGCAATCAGAACAAGAACTTGGAGAAGTCACAGAAACAGGAGTTTCTCATATGACTAATGCAAGTGCTTCGATGTTGCACACCACCAGTCTTACACAACCAGAGTTATTATCTTTAAGACAAGATGATAGTAGAAGCTTGTCACAGTATTTATCTCGTCCTGTCCGTTTATGGACAACCAAGATTACAGCCGTGAGATATGATACTATTCTTCCTGTCTCAACGATTCTACAAACTCCCCGGGTTATAGACAAAATTCGTGGATACGCTTATATGAATGCTACATTACATATTAAAGTGTTATTCAACGCACCTGCCAGATCATCTGGTGCCATGATTGTTGCATTACAACCATGGTGGACCAGAGATAATGGACTCGGTGCAAACAATGGTGAAGTCAATCCCACATTGACTCTCTGTCAACTCTCACAATTACCACATATTATGGTGGATTTTAGTGAGGAGTCTGGTGGAGAGATAACAATGCCGATTGTCGCACCGACCAACGGGTTAAATATAACTAGCCTGGAACAAATTCAAAGTGTATACAAATTACACTTGTACACCTTCGTTGCTCCTCAGATTGACGCAGGTGATGCAGGTGCCAAACCGTATCTGAATGTTTTAGGTTGGTTTACTGATGTATCTTTAACAGGTACAACTTTAACCGAAATACCGGAACCTCAATCTGAAGAATATGAAATTCCAGTTGAGAAACAACCCAGTACTATTAAGATGGCTCTCAAGAGTGCCGCTCGTGCGGTTCTCGATGGAGCTAAAGGATTTGCAACTGATATTGCCACTTCAGCTATAATGGCTGCTGCTGGTCTCAGTAAACCCATACATCTTGACCCATTTACGCAACATGTTTTGCGAACGATGGGTCCACTAGCCAATTTTAATGGAAAAGATAGTATTCCCAGATTATCTGGAGATATTAAACAAGAAATTGTTATGCATAGTGATCACTTGGGATTTTCCAATGGTGATGAGATGGATTTACTTTCTATCATGCAAAGACCCGCTATAGTATGTTTCCTTGGGTTCCCGACTGATGTTGACGTTGACCAAACGGCCACCGTTTTCCCTGTTAGTCCCACTATTGCGTGGACTGACACAGTCACAACCACCGGTGATACCGCTTATACTCCTAGTCCTATGGCTTTTGCCACACTACCTTTTTCAAGGTGGCGTGGTGTTATAAAGTTTAAATTCAAGGCTGTATGTAGTGCTTTCGCACGTGGTAAATTTAAGTTTAATCACGATGTAGCTGCTGCGAATAATATTAGTGCCGTTTACGACACATTAGAGTTTCAAGCACTTAATAACGTGGTTTGGGATATATCAGAACATAAGGAAATTATTGTTACTGTACCCTGGACTTCAAATTTACCGTTTAAACCGGTACCATTACTACACAAGCCCAATTACTTAGGTGATAGCTTGTCTTTAGCGCAGGATGGTTATAATGGTTTGCTATTGTTAGCACCTATAACGTCCCTAATTGATCCTGGAATGTCCACTATAAGTATCATTGTATCTGTTTATGCAGGTGATGATTTTGTGGTGGGTGACCCACGACCAGTTCTCGCTAATTATACCTTTGCAGGTATAAATCCTCTTGCACCAATTCCACGGAGTTTAGATTTTTCTACTAAGGCTGAAAAAGCCAACGTGAAGAAAGAGATGATTGAATATGCCACGTCAGGTGTTCATTTAACTGATGATGGTAACATTAATGTGGCTAACTCTTATTTAGAGACGATCCACGAAAACCGAGAATCCACTTTTATGGAACCCCAGTCTGACATTACTGATATTAAGACTGATGGTAATATAATGACTGGTGACGTACATCATACTACTTTAGATGTCAACATTGCTGGATTGGATGTCTCACCCCAGGATAGTAACGAGATGTTATCCGTGTGTATAGGTGAAAAATATACCAATATACGCCAGATTATCAAACGTTATACCCATCATAGCACTAGAAGAGTTTTAGCTAGTGCTTGGGATGGTTACTATACTTGGGTTGTCCCGGACAGACCTTTTATGAAGGGATGGCAGGGGACCCCAGCCTCGATTAATATTGACCCATTAGGTCAACCGTGCACTTATGCTAGAGATACTTTTCTTAGCTATTTTACCACGGCCTTTCTCGGATACAGAGGTGGTTTTAATCAAAAATACACTGTGTTTGCACCAAATACCAATGTAACTCATTCGATTAGCGCAACACGTGCTAATCCTGGATATCTCGAGTCTGATATCCGTTTTGCCAATGTCAACACTGCAAACGGGTCAGGTTCTGATATCCTCACCTTTCCGGACACTAGGTCTGGTGGTATGTTTGCCCAAACTCGGGAAGCAACCACATTAGAGTTCAACACCCCACACTATGCTAGATCAAAGTTTTTGTGGGCCCAAGACCGCACTCCTCAAAGAGTGCGAAGTACCCTTGATGGAGGCTATGATTATGGATGGCATAATCTAGCTATTTACCATCAGGGTAGCGACGTTTTCCGTATTAGTCGGTACGTTGCAGCGGCGGACGATTTTTCGCTGCACATGTTCTTGTATACACCTCGCATGATTAACGCGAGTCCTACAAAGTACGCACCCGTCTAAGTACGAAGTACTGGTTTTCAAGGAGATTTATATCTTCCGGAGTTTTTGCCAGTACACAATTGTACAAATTTATTAGTTAGGAGCAATATCGCTCCCGAAAGTCTTTACATGTTATGTTTATATTGTATAAAATGGCTCTCGATAATGCAAA